CTCATTCTAGTGGCACTTTAAATTTAAATGGTTTCACTTTAACTGTAGGATCATATGTATCAGGTACGACAAGAAGTAGACAGGTTCAATTTGGTACTAATAACATCGTGATGAGCGGCTCAGGTTTTTTAAATGTACTTGATGCTACAAACTGGAGTTTTACGGGAACTGGTGGTTTTACAAGCACACAATTTAGCTCAGCACAATCAATCACTTTTGGTTCTACAGCTGGCGGTACATCTTCAAATGCACCTAATTTTTCGTTATTACCTGCTGCGTCGATGACCACATCCCTGACTATTACAACAGGTTCTTGGTTTAATAATTTAAGTTTTGGTTTAAATTATAATGGAAGTACGAACGCAACTACAGTAAATGTTGCTGGTGATTTAACTTTAACTGGTGGAACACACACTAATGTAACTGTAAATATGCAAGATACTGGTGCAATTATTGCATCTTCAAAAATATTAGCTAATGTATTTGTTTTGGGTGGAACAACGACAATAAGTGGTACAGCAAACACCGCAGATCCTTCAGGTGTTTTTACAGTCAATGGTGGCACGTTTACACACCCTGCAGGCGCGACACTTAATGCAAACACAATTGCATTAACCTCAGGTACAGTAAATTTTAATGGTGGTACAGTACCCAAAACAAATACATTTAACCACACTTCCGGTACAGTCAATGTAACAGTGAACACATCCTTGCGAACAACGCCGCCAGCAACATCTGGTACTTACACATTTACAGCCGGTACAATATCCATTTCTGACGGTGTTACATTCGAGGTAGGGCAATTCAGTTCAAATAATACCAATACTCGTTCAATTGCATTTGGTGTTACCACTGCTGGATTTTTATACCTGGGCCAGCAAGGCAATGGTCAAACTGTTTTAGATATGGCTACCGCAACTGGATTTACTTGGACAGGTCCAGGTGCATTTACGACAACCAATTTATACACTAGAACAATAGCTTTTGGTAGTACAGCAGGTGGATCAGTTGCAAATGCGCCTAATTTTACTTTTCTTTCTACTCTTTCTTCTGTTACAACCATTGTAAGCGGCAGTTGGTTTAATATACTTGATTATGGTCTTAGTACTTTTAACAACCCAAGCACAACTGTTATAAATGTAAGGTCTGTCATTTTTAACCGCGGCAATTTTGGCGGTTACGGAGGATGTCAATTTTTTATGCAGGCTACTGGTGTCATTGACGGTGGTGCATCAGCGTTTCCAACAACAGCGGGCCCCACCGGAACGGGTTCAGTAACTTGTGTTGCAGGAACAACTACACTAATTACTAGACTAACATCACCTATACTTACTGTAAATGGTGGAACATTCATACAACCCTCAGGCGCGTCACTCAACGTAGCCACAATTACAGTAACTACAGGTACATTGAATCTGGCTGGTGGTGCTGGCACGATGGCGGCTGTGACGACCTTTAATCATACTTCCGGCACAGTCAATGTAACAAATACCGTGGCCACGGCAGCGGCTCCATATACATTTACAGCCGGTACATTATCTATTTCTGACGGTGTTACATTCACAGTTGGTAGATTTATTTCAAATAATACCAATACTCGTTCAATTGCATTTGGTGTTACCACTGCTGGATATATTGATCTAAGTCCTGGAGTTAGTGGAGTGACTAGATTAGATATGGCCGATGTGACTGGTTTTACCTACACTGGTTCCGGTGGTTTTACCAGTTCTATGGGGGCCACAGCAACATTTACTTTTGGTACAACAAGTGGTTCTATTACAAATTCAGTAAGAATGTATATTAACGGAGGCACCGCGGTCCCAAGTTTCAGTACGGGCAGTTGGTTTAGGTTATTAGATTTCACTGGCAACTCATCAACTCCAGCAGCAACAGTATTGAATTTAACTGCATTAACACTTACAGTAGGCGATTATACTGCTTTAGGTGCAACAATGGTTGACACAGGTACCATCACAACCAATAGTAAAACTATTGCAGCATTCACCGTTAATCATTCAGGCACTACCACATTGGCTGGTTCATTGGGTGTGACCACATACACGCAAACATCAGGAACTATGAATTTTGCCACATTCAATTTAAGTTGTTCAGGTGCAGTAAATTATACAGGTGGTACATTAAATAATTTTGGGATTATTGCATGTACAACATTCACAATCAATGGTCCTGCATTTACGTTCTCTAGTGGTACAATTTCTCCAACAATTGGTTTTTTTCTGACATCAGGTTCATTCACATATGGTGGTACTGCTACATTGAGTCCCGCTCTTGGATTTACTACATTTAATCATACTGCTGGTACTGTTACTTTTAATAAAAATTGGAGCATGACCTTTATCGCGGGCGCTGGGACTTACACGCTTACTAGTGGATCATTAATACTGGCTGATGGAGTTACACTGACTGTTGGTGCATTTAGTTCTTCTGGTACAGGTACACGTTCTATTGCATTTGGTAACACAACTGCGGGTAACATCAGGTTAAGCCATGAAACTGCTGGAACTACAGTATTGAATATGAGTGACATTACTGGATTTACATTTAGCGGTCTTGGAGGATTTACTGTTACTACAATGCCCAATACAAGAACATTCACTTGTGGTACCGGTGGGGGAAGTCTGAGTAATGCACCAAATTTAACATTTGGTTCAGGTTCTAGTACTGCAACAATAACGAGTGGTAGTTTCTTTAAAAATTTAGATTTTGGAACAACATCATTTACTCTCCCAACATCGACCATATACTTATACGGTAATTTGACATTATCAAGTACTGGCACATACACCGGATTGACCGCAAGAGCGTCTGGTATCAGCCATACAATTACCAGCAACGGCAAAACAATAACAGAATTAGGTGTTAATATCACAGGTACTGCAACCTTGGCTGACGCACTGAGTGCAACCACACTCAGATTAAACGGCGGTATACTGAGTTGTTCAACATTCTCTGTGACAAGCAGTACATTCGTTAGTACCTTATCCAACACCAGGTCCATGACCGGATCCGGCACATACACTATAACTGGATCAGGTGCTACAGCATTCTCAAATGCATTAACCGGTTTAACAATAAGCGGATTGACTATCAGCATGACTTCCGCCTCAGCAAAAACATTTGCCGGTGGCGGCGGTACTTATCCAGTGTTAAATCAAGGCGGTGCTGGTGCATTGGAAATATCGGGCGATAATTCATTTAGTGACCTAACATCAACCACATTACCCAGCACAATTAGTTTTTGGTCATTGTCCACGCAGACATTTGCCGCATTTACTCTTTCAGGCACATCTGGCAATTTAGTCACAATCAACAGCACTGTTGCAGGAATCCAAGCCACATTGAGTAAAGCATCAGGCACGGTGAGTGTTGGATTTTTAAGCATACGAGATTCCAATGCCACAGGTGGCGCAGCATGGTATGCAGGCACAACATCAACCAATGTGAGCAACAATACAGGTTGGATATTTACTGCGCCGGGCAGCGCGTATAAAGGAAACTTTTTTGCTTTCTTTTAATGATACTTTTTATGTTAGATAAATAAGACATAATAGGAGTTTTTCATGGCAACAATTAACAATAGACAAGATTTCAAAGAGTACTGCCTTCGTAGGTTGGGTGCGCCTGTCATTGACATTAACATGGATGACGACCAAATTGAAGATAGAATTGATGATGCAATTCAATACTGGCAAGATTATCATTTTGACGGCACTCAAAAATTCTATTGGATTCGCACTTTAGGACCAAATGACGCCAATAACAGTTACATATCTACAGCCGGAATTACAGATGAGAGTAATAATGCAATAGAAATTCTTGGCGTTACTAAAGTATTTCCAATGTCAGATAGTCAATCTGGAACTAACATGTTTGACCTAAGATACCAACTTCGTCTAAATGAACTTTATGATTTTACATCAGCTTCCTATGTTAATTATATTTTAACACACCAACATCTTCGTTCTTTAGAATTAATGTTTACTGGGTCTGTTCCTATTCGTTTCAACAGAGCAACACAAAGATTACATATTGATATGAGTAAAACAATTGCTGATAACCAGGCCATGGCAATTGTTGCTGAATGTTATGGTAGTATTAATCCATCTTCTTATCCAAAAATTTGGGAGGATCGTTGGTTAAAACTTTACGCAACGGCTCTAATTAAGAAAAATTGGGGTGAAAATATGAAAAAATTTGGAGGTATCCAATTACCAGGTGGAATAACATTAAACGGCAAAGAAGTTTTTGACGAAGCTGTCGAGGAAATAAATCAACTTCATTCAGAAATGGAAACAAATTACGGCGGCCCTCTAGAATTTATGATGAACTAATATGGCAACCAGTATTTATTTCAATAACTATAAAGCCAAATACAACGAACAGAGGCTCGTTGATGATTTAATTTCCGAATCAATTAAGATTCAAGGCTTTGATGCTTATTATATTCCTAATGATAATGCAATTGCTCGAGACTTATTGTATGGTGAAGATCCTGTAAAGAAATTCGTTTCGGCTTTTCCGGTTGAAATGTATTTGTCTAGTGTTATGGGTTCTGAAGGTCAAAAAGATTTCTTTTCTAAATTTGGATTAGAGATTCGGAATCAAGTTCATGTTCTAGTTTCACGCAAAGCTTTCAATCAAAGAACACCACAAACAACATATCTAAGACCATTAGAAGGAGACTTAGTATATGTTCCATTCTTAAATGGTGGTGGAGAATTATATGAAATTAAATATGTTGACCAAAACAAAGATGGTTTTACACTTGGACGAAAAAGTCCATACTACTATGAGTTGGAAATGGAAAAATTCAAATACTCACAAGAAATTATTTCTACAGGTATGGCAGATATAGATATTGCAGCTTCAGATTCGGCTTATCTATTGAATTTACATTTCGATCCAGATATACCGGGAGATCCATATTTGTTAAGAGAACAAGTATTTCAGTCGGTGGACAATCAGATTGGAAATGCAAATGCTACAGGAATAGTACAAGGTTACGTTGAAGCAACCGGAATATTGTCAATATCCAATGTTTCAGGAGAATTCTTAATAAGTGCTAATAGTTTACCTGTAATTGGTTTAACTAGTGGCGCAGTACATTATTTTGCAGGCGCTGCAATAGATCCTCTTGAAAATCCAAGCCATCTAGAACCATATGCAAACAAATTAATTGAAACTGGTGCAGATACTTATGTTAATACTACAGAAATTAATCCAATGGGAGGATTATAATGGCTAGTATTTTTTACAACAGGATGATAAGAAAAATAACAGTTGCTTTCGGTGACCTTTTTAATAACATAACACTTATTCGTTATAATTCCAATGAAACCGAACAAGAGCGTTTTGTTGTTCCTATTGATTATGCAACTAAGGAACTTTATGTAATGCGTATTCAGGGTGACCCAAACCTTGACAAAAAGGTTATGATGACTTTACCTAGAATGTCATATGAGATGACTGGTTTGGAATATGATTCAACCAGAAAACAAATGACAAACATCAAACATTTTAAACAAAATGGTGATGTAGTAAATGCACAATATGTTCCTGTTCCATATAATTTTGATTTTTCTTTATATCTCTATGTGAGGAACATTGAAGATGGTAATCAAATTATAGAACATATTTTGCCATATTTTACACCAGACTACACAATTAAAGTTAATATGATTCCAGAAATGGGAATCATAAAAGAAGTTCCTGTTATATTAAAAGATACAAAATATGAAGTAACCTATGAGGGCGATTACACATCAGATACAAGAGCTGTTATTTGGACATTAAATTTCACTGTCAAAGGTTTTATATTTGGTGCAACAACAACGGCAGGATTAATACAAACTTCTATCACAAATATACTGAACAATATTCCGGCAGACCAAGATATTATTTTTAATGTTAACTCTGGTGGAAATGGTAGTTATAAAACTAAAGAACTAGTTTATCAAGGCACCAATCCTTCTTTGTCAACGGCATCAGGTAAAGTTGTGAAATGGTTACCTGCAAACAATCAATTAACACTAACAGACATTACTGGAAATTTTGTATCAAATAGTTCACCACTTATTGGTCAAACTTCTAACGCAAAATGGGTTTTTAATTCCTACAATATTGTTCAGAGAGATTATGCAACAATAACAATAACACCAAAACCAACAACCGCAAATGCAAATTCAAAATATACATATACGACGGTTATACAGGAAGGTTTATAATGAATACATTTGAAAAAAACATGGAGCAAATATTTGATATTGCTCCAAAACCAGAAACACCTATTGTTCCAAAAAAAGAAACACCAATCTCAATTTTGGATTCAAATTTAGAAGAAGATTTAACGGATGCTTATGAGCAGACTAAGACCAATCTTCAAGACCTAATTGACCAAGGCAAAGATGCAATGGAAGAAATTTTAAACATTGCAAAAGCGGGTCAACACCCAAGAGCATTTGAAGTGTACGGCGTCCTACTCAAAAATGTCGTAGATGCAAACAAAGAACTTCTTGCAGTACAGAAACAGATGCGAGAAATGAATAAACAAAATCAACCATCAGGTGCAACTCATATAGATAAAGCCATATTTGTTGGTTCAACTTCCGAACTCAACAAGTTAATTAAGGGTAAGAATGATTAATAAAGATTCATATCGTGACAATCCTCTGCTGAAAAAAGCAGGGGTGCAAATGAAGTTCTCTAAAGAACAGGTAGAAGAATATATGAAGTGTGCAAAGGATCCAGTATACTTTGCAGAAAAATACATCAAGATTGTCAACGTCGACCAAGGTCTGATGCCATTCAATATGTGGCCGTTCCAGAAAGACATGATTCGTTTATACCATGAGAATCGTTTTGCCATCACAAAATGTCCTCGACAGGTTGGCAAGACAACAACCTCGGTAGCATATCTTCTCTGGTTGACACTGTTTACAGACTCACAGAACATTGCAGTCCTGGCGAACAAGGGATCACTTGCAAGAGACATTCTGGCTAAGTATCAGTTGGCTTATGAGAATCTTCCAATGTGGTTGCAACAGGGCATCATTACCTGGAATAAAGGTAATGTTGAATTAGAAAATGGTTCTAAGATTATTGCCGCATCTACTTCATCATCCGCAGTTCGTGGAGGTTCTTTTAACGTAGTATTCTTGGATGAATTTGCTTTCGTTCCTGCAAACATTGCAAATGAATTCTTTAACTCAGTTTATCCTGTTATCTCATCTGGTAAATCTACTAAGATTATCATTGTGTCTACACCAAACGGCATGAATCTGTTCTACAAATTGTGGATGGATGCAATTGCTAAGAAAAATGGATATAAGACTTTCTCTATTCATTGGTCTATGGTACCAGGTCGTGATGAAAAGTGGAAAGAAGAAACAATTAAGAACACCTCACTCGAACAGTTTAGGCAAGAATTTGAATGTGAGTTCTTAGGTTCTACAAATACTTTGATTTCAGGTGAGAAACTGCAACAATTGGCATACATGGATGCCATCTATGAACACGACAAGGTTAAAATATACGAACAACCTATCAAAGAGTCTGACGGTGATAACCAAAAAGACCATTTGTATGCAATGACGGTTGACGTTTCTGAAGGTAGAAACATGGACTGTTCAGCCTTCAATGTTATTGATATTTCACATACACCATATAAACAAGTTGCAACATACCACAGTTCATCTATATCACCAGTATTATTTCCAACTGTAATCTATAACACTGCAAAATTGTATAACGATGCCTATGTCCTAGTTGAAATTAATAATACACCGCAGGTGGCTGAAACTTTACACAACGATTTGGAATATGAGAATCTTTGGAAAGTATTTACAGGTAACAAGAAACCACAACAACTATCGGCAGGATTTGCAAGAGGCATTCAGATGGGTCTGAAAATGTCACCTCAAGTCAAACGAATTGGTTGTTCAAATCTTAAAATGCTAATTGAGGGTGATAAACTTTTAATCAACGATTTTGATACTATTTCTGAATTTACCACTTTTGTTGCAGAGAAAAACTCTTTTCAAGCTGAAGAAGGTGCAAATGATGATTTAGTTATGTCTTTGGTAATTTTTGCATGGTTGACCACTCAAACTTACTTCAAAGAAATTGTAAGCCACGACATTCGTAAACAAATTCAATTGGAAAGAATGAATCAGGTTGACGATGAAGGATTACCAGAAATGATAATGGATGACGGTAGACAAACGGAACTTGAATTGATAGGTGGTGATTTATGGGACTCTAGTGTTGGCGGAGATACCTATGGTTCTTTCACGCGAGACATGCTCAGAAATATGTAAAAATTATGTTTCATAAATAATTCATTGGTATAAACTGCCAAACATCAGAACAATATTAAGGAGAAGACACAAATGGCGCAAATAGCTCAATTATCTCCAGGCGTA